AAAAAGATTGCGGAAGAAAAATGGATAGAACATTATGGAAAAACAAAAGATGAATTTAGAGAACGATATGGAATCAATTATTTGTAGATTACACGAAAGGAGAAAATGAGGTGGCAAGGGACAGTTTCATATTTTATAGAAGCTATTATGAAGCAATGAGTGGACTAAAAGATAAAGATAAGTTACAACTTTTTAATGCAATAAGTGAGTTATCGTTGAATGAAAATGAAGTTAAATTAAGCGGTATTTGTAAAAATATATTCACAGCCATAAAGCCACAAATCATTGCAAATAGCGAGAGATACGAGAATGGAAAAAAAGGTGGAAGACCTCAAAAAAAAACCATAGGTTTTGAAAAAGAAAAAACCATTGGTTTTGAAAATGAAAAACCTAATAATAATGAAAATGAAAATGATAATGAAAATGTAAATGAAAATGATAATGACAATAACAATGCAAGCGACAGTTGTGTTGACGGTTTGCAAAAAATCATTGAATTTTACAATAACAATATAGGATTATTGAGCCCTTATGGTTTAGAAGTGCTACAAGACTATTTAAAAGATGTTGATTATGAAGTTGTTATATTTGCTATGCAAAGAGCAGTAGAAGCGAATATAAAAACAATCCAGTATATAAAAGGCACTTTAAATAACTGGGTTAATGCAGGTGTAAAAACATTGATAGAAGCACAAGAAGAAAGCCGTGCATTTAAAAATAAAAATAATCCTAAAGAAGAAACAGAAGAAGAAAAAAATGCTAGAAAAGTAAGAGAATTGGAGGCTTTGATAAATGGAAATAAATGAGTTTATAGAAGCTACAAGCCGAGTAGAACAGTACTTTGAAAAAGAATATAGCAATGAACAAAGGCAAATTATGTATGAAGAATTAAAAAAGATGCCTTTAGAAAAGTACAGAAAAACACTTGCTAATTGTATAAGAACTTGTAAGTTTATGCCAAAGTTAGCAGATATATTAAAAGCCTCTACTGATATAGACAATGTGAATTATGAAAGAAATAGAGTATATACACCTTGCAAGATATGTGGAAGTAAAGGATTTGTAAGATATTATAAAGTATTGCAAGAAAACGGATATGAATATGATTATGCTTGTAGATGTACGTGTGAAAATGGAGAATATTATAGCAAGTCAATACCAACATTTGAGGAATTAGGAATAAAGCCCGAAGAAAGACTTGTAATGAATTTTGAATAAAAGGAGTGTTTACAAATGAACGATGACATAGTTAAAATGTTTGATACAAACGAATTAAACAGATTACAAAGATGTGCTAAAAATAAAGATAAAAATGAAATAAGAAAATGGGGACAAGACTTTGAACATAGGATAAACGAAAAATACTATGAATTATATAAAAAACAATATATAATATGGTTAGAAGAAACTTTTAAGGATCTAGATATAGCTTTAATGTATACATTGCATTTTAATGAATATACAAAATTTGGCAATAAAAGATTAAAAAGTGTGATGGATGATCTAGGAGAATCTTTAAGAGGATTTTATAAAGGAGAATTTAAACGAGAGGAATATAAAAAAATGCTAAAAGATGATGGAATAAAATTAATGGAGGAAGCAAATGACTAATTATTATAAAGTATATTTAACAAGTACAAAAGGCAGACAATGTGTAGTAGCAAAGAATAAAGCAGGAGTAATAAATGTATTAAATAATGCGATAAAAGAACATTATTTAAGTTATTTAATAATTAAATGTATAGAAGGAAATACAGATATACCAATAGCAAGAGGAAACCTGTATAAAGAATGCAAAGTAAAATACGTAGAAGGACTAGATACAGATTGGAGAATAGTAGGAGCTAACGTAGTAGATTGGGATAAATATAAAAAAGCAAAGGAAGGAGAAGAAAGATAAAGATGTTAAAAATAAAAGATAGTGTTGATTTAAAGGAATTAGAAAAGTTTGGTTTTGAGTTTTATGAAGAATTTAATGAATGGTTTTATTATGGTTTTACTAGACCTAGTGATACAAGTGAAATAAGAATAAACATAAGAAATGATAATAGAAATATACACCCATCATTCGATTTTAATGCAAATCCAGATAGTATATATGACAAAATATACGATTTAATTCAAGCAGGAATAGTAGAAAAGGTAGATGATAAATGATGTATTTAAAGAAATTTCAGGTAGAACAAATAATAAAAGGATATATGAAAATGAATATAAATAATTTTGAAGAGCTTTTTAAGTATTTAGATGGATTAAGCACTTATAAAAGAGCAACAATTGATTTTCAAAGTTTTAGTGAGAAAGCGAGGAAAGAATGAAATATCCAAAATTAGAAGAACCATGTAAGAGTTGTATAGGAAAATGTCGGTAGAGTAGAAGAAATATCATTTATAAGCGATAAAAATTGCAAGTATGCAGAAAAAGAAAATTGGAAACAGGAAAGGATAAAGATATGAATGTAGGAAATAATGCAAGACCAAGATATATATGCGATAAATGTAAGAATGAAATAATCTTTAAATATCGTAAAGGTTTTGAAGTACATAAATATTCAAAATGGCAAAATAGTTGTAATGTAAAAGATTTTGATTTATGTAGCAGTTGTGAAAGAAAGCTAAGAGAATGGCTGAATACTAGAGAAATACCTACAATGAAAGAAATAATAGGTGCATTTCCACAATACGAGGAGGAAATATGGAAAACAAAGTAATAGCTAAAGAAACTATAAATAAAATAGAGATACCTTTAAGATTACCTAGTTTAAATAATTACATAAATGAATGCAGAAAAAACAGATATGCAGGAGCTAATATGAAAAGGCAAACAGAAGAAGATATAATGTGGTACATAAATAAATTACCTAAATATAATAATCCTATACAAATACATTTTCATTGGATTGAAGAAAACAAAAAACGAGATCTTGATAATGTTTGTTTTGCTAAAAAGTTTATTTTAGATGCAATGGTAAAAGCAGGAAAGTTAAAAGATGACAACAGAAATTGTGTAACAGGATTTACAGATACCTTTGAATATGCAAAAGAAAGTAAAGTAGTTTTAGAGATTAAGGAAGTGCTATGGCTATGAAAGTATTTGCAGTATATAAGGGCGAGAAGTTTTTGTATGAAGGAACAGCTAAACAATGTGCAAAATTTTTTGGAGTAAAAGAAAAAACTGTATGGTTTTGGAATACTCCAGCTAATAAAAGACTTGATAGAAAAGGCAGAAAAATAGCAATCATTATAGAGGAGGAAAACGAATGAAAATAGAAAAAGTTTTTAATTATAAATGTGATAGATGTGGCAAGGAATTATCAGTAACAGAAAAATTTACAATTTTTGTAAAGAAACCAAAAGAACAATCAGCAAAGAAAATATTTGATTATTGTGAAAAATGTTATAAAGCAATGGAAAGAGGAACCAAGAAAGGAGTAGCAAAATGAGTATAGATGAAGCACTAGAAGAATTTGATTTCTTTAATGAAGGAGATTATATAACAAGAGAAATGTCAATTGCTAAAGATGTAGTTTTACAAGAGTTAGAAAATACCAGAGCAGATTTATATGAATCTAATAATAGAATAGCTGATTTACTCCTTATTTTAGGAGATAGAGATAGATTGATAAATGAAATGGCAGAATTTTTAACAGGATTTCCAGTATTTAATTATAATGGAGAACTTGAAGCATCGTTAAAAGATAAAGAAGATGTAATAAAATATTTTGAAGAGAGGTGCAACAATGAAAAGAATTGATTATAACCAATTAGCAAGAGGACTAGTAATAAGATGGATACAAAGATATAAAGAAAGATACATATTGGAAGAAGATCTAATAGGTGGCGAGGATAAACGAAAAATAGTAGAAGAAATAGACAAAATCATAGAACAAATAAAAGAAGATAAGTTTTACAAAAGAAAAGCAGAACAATTGCAATGGAAATTAGATGCTTATGAAAGATTGCAAGATTGCAATGAAGAATTTGAATTGTGAGGTGTTAGAATATGTATGCAATAAGAAAATTTAAAGAAGCAGGATATATGTTAAGAGCAGAAGAAAACAAGTTGATTTTTGAAGATGATACTAAATGTAGATATATTTTTGATTTAACAAATAAAAAAGTCTTATCAAATGTTTTAATGAGAAGTGATGAAAAATTTTATAATAATTTAATAAATCAAATGAAAAAAGAATTAGATTGGGAAGAGGTGTAAGTAAATGAATATAGAAGAAACAATTGAGATTTTAAAAAAATACATAAGTTTTTCAGAAAAAGAATGTAATTTTCCAAGTATTTGGGATTGGAACTGGCACATGGAATTGGCAAACGATATAGAAACTTTACTAACAGCTTATGAAAAAGAAAAAGAAACATCACATTATATTCAAAGTCAATTAGATATAGCAAATGCAAAGCTAGTAGAAGAAAAAGAGAAAAATAAAAAGATAAAAAATGAATTAGAAAAACATATAAAATTTTGTGAACAAGAAGCAGAAGGTAGTTTGAATAATGAAATATGTAATATATCATTAAGATTTAATAAAAAATTGTTAAATATTCTAAAAGGGGAGGAATAAAACAATGTCAGATGAAGAAAAGAAAGAATATGAAGAATTAAAAAGATTATTATATACAGGAACAATATCACAATATGGCAAGAGAAAATTAATAGATATTATAGAAAAACAAGAAAAAGAAATAGAAGAATTAAAAGAAGGATTTAAAATACAAGAACATAATTATCAAGTAGCAATGAAAGAAATAGAACAAAGATGGGAAGACAAAATAAAAGCAAAAATAGAAGAAGTAGATTATAAAATGATAGCACATCAAGATGTAAGAGAAGCAGTAAAACAAGTATTAAATTTACTTTTAGAAAAGGAGTAGATATATGAGTATAAGTGAAATATTAAGAAGGTTATTAGGAGAAATAGAACCTTATGGAGATACTACAATAGATGACAAAAGATATTTAAATATACAAAATTATTATGAAGCATTATGTTTTATAGTATCTAAATTAAAAGCAAGTGCAAAATTAAAAAATAGGCAAGAAAATTCAATTAAAAAGATTGCTAGAGAATGCCAAGATATATTACAAGAATTTGGAATTTCAGAGGAGGACTAATCTATGGAAAATAAAACTCCTTTGAAAAATGTGATAAAACATATAAAAAGTTATTAGAAAAATGTGAAAGGAAGGATTAAAGATGGAATTAGAAGAAATATTAATGAAATTAGATGAATTTGAAAAAGGAAAAGAAATTGACTGCACAATAGGATTATCAAAATTAGAAGTAATAAAATTAAATGATTATATACACAACTTACAAGAAATAAAAAGAATTTGTTATTTAGTTTTTGAAAAAGAAAGAAAAGTTTAGCTGATACAGCAGTTAGGAGGAAGTATGAGAGTATTAGAACATGGAAATTTTTATCAAGAAAATAAAATTATAAAATGTATATGTGGTTGTAAGTTCGAATATGAACAAAACGATATAATGACAGATACATCATTAGCATATACAACTTGTCCAGAACAATACAAAAGATATGTAAGATGTCCAGAGTGTGATGCGAAAACAGAATTAGGAACGACTTATGTACATAGCATAACACAAAGATTTTGAAAGGAGCTGATAATATTGAGTAAAGCAGATGAGATATTTGACTTGGAAGGATTTAATAAAACATATTATACAAGACAAGGGACATTAACAACAAAAGAAATTGCTGAAGTTATAGTCTATGAATATTATAATTTAGAAAATGAACTTGAAACTCAAATAGAATTTTATATTTTTGATGAAGAAATAGGAATACAAGGATTAATTACAAAACATTTGTGGAAAGCTATAAATCTCAAAGTAAAAGAGCTTCGGCTGGATAGGAGGAGAAGATGAATAAAAAGATAAAGATGATTGAACTTTTAAATATGATATCTAAAGGAGAACTAAAAAATAAGACAAGATTTAAAGTATATAGTAGTTGTAAAGATGAAAGTGATATTCCATATATTTGTGAGTATGACAAAACAGAACCTGGAATAATTTGGTGTATAACAAGTTATGATACTAAATTTAATTTTAAAATAGATTATATGAGAATATTAAATTATTATGTTGAAATATTAGAAGATAATACAGAAGAGATAGAAGAATTATTTGATTATAGAACTGGAGATAATGACTTATACAACGATAATTTTGATGATATGTATAGAAAAATCAATGAAATTATAAGATACATAAAAAGAAAGGAGAAAGAGTAAATGAGTTTAGATGTAAGTATATCAGCAAAAAGAGAAATGATAATATATGATGTTAATATAACTTATAATTTAGCAGATATGTATTATAAGTGTATAGATAAAGAAAAAGGATTTAAAAAACTTGATGGTATGAATTGTAAAGAGGCATTGCCAATTATAAATAATGCTATACAAGATATGTTAAATAATGCAGATGAATATAGAAAATTAAATCCTAAAAATGGTTGGGGAAGTTATGATGGATTATTAGCAACATTACAAGAAATGAGAAATTGTTGTGAATATAATCCTGATGGAATAATAGATATTAGTTAAGGAAAGTGAGGACAAGCAATGGATATATTAGATATAGCATTAGCAATACTTATGTGTAGCCCTGTAATTATGATAGTGGGTTTTATTATTATAGCAGTTATAGAGTCTTTAAAAGGAAAGGATAAAAATAATGACTAAATTATGTCAAAAATGTTCTAAAAGATATTTCTGTAAAGAAGTAGATACAAAAGAAGAATGTAATAGATTTAAGAGTTGGATATACACAAAGAACTATGGAGAGGTGAGAAAAGATGGAGAAATATGCACCAATGATACTAAAGAAAGGCGATAAATCGTACATACTAGAAAAGATGTACCCTAATTTTGCCTTGTATAGTGATTTAGATTATGGAGTAAAGGAATGTTTTAGATTCCAGGAGTTAGCATTATTAAAAGAAGTTCAAAAATAAGAGATATGGAGGTAACAAATGAGGCTTTCAAGAGAAGAATACAAAAAAGCAGAGGGATACTTAAAAAGATATAATTATAATTGTATCAATATATTGAATATAAGAAATGATATAATGAGTATAGGAGCAGTAAACTTAGATGGGCTACCAAAAGCACCATACTCAATAAGTGATAGTGTATTCAGTAGTGTAATTAAATTACAGGAGAATAGAGAATTAAATAGATCTATAAACGAATATAAAATAGTAGTACAAGCTCTACAATTAGTAAGCGATGATAGCAAGGTAATATTTGAAGAATTATATCAAAAGAGCAAAAATAAATGGCATATAATAAATGAAACATTACATACTAGTGAGGAAACATATAAAAGAAGAAAGAGGGATTTAATATATGCAGTCTATGAAGAAATAAAAAAATTGACCTAATTTTGACCTTTTTTTACTAAAATCCGTGGTATAATTATTACAGTTAGAAAAAGGTTGTTAAAATAATCTTTAAATGAATTAGTTAAAAAAGCCCTTTTGCGGAGCTGTGTTATAGATTTACTTTATAGCATGGCTCTATTTTTATATGTAGTGGCGGAATAGACACGAGGCTTCATGCGAGTAGTGGTAAAACAATATAAGCAACAGGGGATTGTAATTGTGCAGTCGGTTTATATTGTAATAGTAGACGTTGTGAGGTGCAGAATGGCGCACGAATATAGTTGACCTTAAATAGATTATAAAGTAGTGGCGGAGTTGTCCCAGTAGATAATTTTAAGTGAAGCTCAAAAGCCATTCATATAAGGTGCAAATCCTTATCTACATATTTTTTATATACTAAAAGAGTATATAAACGCACGGCATCGTAAGCGATAGCCGGTATTGATATTAAAGTACTAGGCAACATTAATATATAGGTGCAATGCTCACCTCCTTTCAAAGATAGATGGAAGATACTGGTGCTATATCCTAGTTAATAGCTATAAATGGTAGAGTAATTCAAACGGCTTTGAACCTTGTCCTGAAAACAAGTGGAGCAGAAATGCTTGGGGCTCGACACCTCACTCTATCGCCAAGATAGAGGGTATTTCTTTTAGGAGAAATAGGAGATGAAAACCCCTCCAATTTTATAAATAGTACGCAGAATATTAGAAAGATGTCAGGGGATAAGGTTTATAACAAGGTCAGGAGGATTAGTACCTTGTTGGTTTCTCGAGATGCCTCACAAGTCAAGATTTGCAGGCTTGATAAATCCTTAATGTTCTGCGTAGTGTTTATAGAAGAAAAGAGGTAAGATTATGGATAATTATATAAGATATGTCTATTATGATGATTTATATAAGAGAATAGCAATAATATATCCTAATACACCTAATGAAGTAATAAAGAAACTACAAGAGAAATACGACGAAGTAAAGTATAAGGAGTAAATGCTTATGCGAGGAAGTTGGATAGCAGAGAATATTGAAAGAGACTTAAGAAGAGAGCAGTATTATAAAAATAAGAAAAGAGCAAAATGTATAGTAGATAAGAAAAAACAATGTACTATATGTAAGTACCAAAAGATATGTGAGGACGCGGAATATGAAAGAAACAACAGCATTGAATCAGATAAGTAAAATAGTAGATAAGTTAGACTATAAATCTGTTTATATAGAAATTCAGACTAAAGACAATAAATATACTTTGGAAAGAGAAAAAGAAAGAAAAATAGGATTTGAAAGTGGAACAAAACACTATAAAGTAGGGGAGATGATTTAATGAGTAATAGACTGAATGTAAAACAAGAGAAATTTATACAAGGAATAATAAATGGATTAAGTCAAAGACAAGCATACAAAGAAGCATACGAAGTAACTTATGCAGATGAAGTGATAGATGTTAGAGCTTGTGAGCTGTTTAATTCAAGTAAGGTGCAGGTAAGGTATAAAGAATTATTACAAGAGTTAGAAGACAAGTCCATAATGTCAGCTAAAGAAAGAATGAAATACTTAACAGAAATAGTGCAAGAGAAAACAAAAGAAAAAGCATATACAATGTTTGGAGAGGAATATGAAAAAGTTGCAAACTTTAAAACAAAACTAGATGCAATAGAAATACTTAATAAAATGTCAGGAGAATATAAAACAAGAATAGATGCAGATGTAAAAACAGAAATAAAGGTAACATTAGAAGATGACTAATGTAAGAATAAGCAAAAAAGTATTTAATGACAAATATATACCATACCTAGACAATGACGATAGATATTTAATCTTTTATGGTGGAGGATCAAGTGGAAAATCTTATTATATTGTAGAGAGGTATATATATAAATTGTTAAAACAAAAAATGAATTTACTTGTAGTAAGACAAACAGGAAAGACAAACAGAGATAGTACATTTGCATTATTCAAACAGATAATAAATCAATGGCATTTAGGAATGTTATTTAATGTAACAGATTTAAGAATAAAATGTCAGAATGGAAATGAAGTTGTATTTGCAGGACTAGATGATTCGGAAAAGTTAAAGTCAGTAACATTTGAAAATGGAGAGCTAACAGATGTATGGTGTGAGGAAGCAACAGAAATGTTAGAAGAAGATATAAACCAATTAAAAGTACGTTTAAGAGGTGGAAAGTCAAAGAAGCAGATGGTATTAAGTTTTAACCCTGTAAACGTAAATCATTGGATTAAAAGACACTTTATAGATTCTAAACTAGCAACAGTATGTCATAGCACTTATAAAGATAATAAGTTTTTAACAGATGATGACAGAAAAACATTAGAGAGTTTCAAAGACACAGATGAATATTACTACAATGTATATTGTCTAGGATTATGGGGAGTATTAGGAAAGACATTCTTTAATGCAAGAAACATAAATAAAAGATTAAAAGAAATTAAAGAACCAATAAAACGTGGTTCTTTTTCTTATGATTTTAAAAACAATAAAATAACAAAGATTAAATTCGTAGAAAGCGAAGACGGATATATATATATATATGAATTACCAAAGAAGTATTATCCTTATGTACTAAGTGGAGATACAGCAGGAGAAGGAAGCGATTATTTTACAGGACATGTATTAGATAATACAACAGGAAAACAAGTAGCAAAGTTAAGAAGTCAATTTGATGCAGACGAATACACCAGGCAAATGTATTGTTTAGGAATGTATTACAATAAAGCTTTAATAGGAATTGAAGCTAACTTTGATACATATCCAATAAAAAAGTTAGAAGAATATGAGTATCCAAAACAATTTATAAGAGAAAGAGAAGATACATATACAGGAAAGAATGAGAAGAGATTTGGATTTAAAACAGATAGAATAACAAGACCATTGATACTTTCTCAATTACAAGAAATAGTAAATGATCATATAGAATTAATAAATGACAAAGAAACATTAGAAGAGATGCTAGTATTTGTAAGGAATGAAAAAGGAAGACCAGAGGCACAACAAGGAAGTCATGATGATTTAGTAATGGCACTTGCAATAGCTTATTATATAAGACCACAACAAAAGATGAAAGTAGAAATACAAGAGGTAGAACAAATCCAAAGAGCTATAGAAGTAGAATTTGGATTTAAAAAAGAAAAAAGAGATGATGCAGATAGCATTATTTCAGTATTTTAGGAGAAAAAATATGAAATTATTTAAAAAGTTACTAGATAACTACTATACAGAGGTTTTAATAAAATATATTAAAGAAGTTATTAAAAGTAGATATTATATAAAAATAATAACAGTTGAAGAAAAAAATAGAGTAGGTGTGTTTTTTAATTATTGTGAATCTAGCAAAGAATTAAAACATGATATTCATGTTTTTACATTGGATAAAGAACAAAGTTTAATAATATTGACAACAAAATTGGATATTGTCATAGAAAACATAAAAAAAGAAATAGAAAGGAGAGACTCAAAATGAAAAAGAAGTTATTTAGAGAAAGATGGTATGGAAAGCTAGAAGAGAAGAAAGAAGAAGTTAAGGAAGAAAAGAAACCTGTAAAGAGAGGTAAAAAGAAAAATGATTAGTTTAATATATACAATCCTATGTATAGCTTGTCTATGCGTAGGATTTTTTTGTGGGTATAGGTTGAACAATGAAAAGCCTATACATATACAAAATCCAATTACAACTATTAAAGAAAAAGTTGAGAATAAAAAGATTATTGAAGCAAACAAAGAAAAACTAGAAGAGCTAAATACGATTTTAGATAACATAAATAATTATGATGGAACACCACAAGGTCAAAAGGAGTTGAGAAATATTGGAACAGGATTATAAGGAAGAAGAGAATGTAACAACAGTATGGGTAGATTACCAAAAAGGAGTAATGTTTAATAGGTCGCACAATTTATATACCGAAACAGAAATAAACTATAACTTTTATCATGGTAATCAATGGGAAGGTGCAAAACTAGGAGATATACAACCAGTTGTGCAAAACATAATAAAACCTATTGTTAAATACAAATTAGGAGTTATAATACAGAATCATTATGAAATAGTATTTAATCCTAACATTTATGATACTTATGCAGAAGGACAAACTTTAGAGCAAATATGTAAGGTATTAAATAGCCATATGGCAAAAGTATGGGAGATACAAAAAGCAGACCAAAAAGTAAGAGAAGCTTCAAAAGATGCTTGTATAAATTCAGAAGGAATAGTTCATACATATTTTGATGAAGAAAACATAGTAGAAGTAATTGATAAAAATAATGTTTACTATGGAAATGAAAACAGTTCTGATATACAAAGTCAACCATACATAATAATTGCATATAGACAACCAGTATCACAAGTAAGGGAAGAAGCAAAGAAATTAGGAATAGAAGATACAAAAATAAAATTAATATTACCTGATTCAGAAGTACAAGAACAAGCAGGATATACAGGAATAACAGATGAAGTAAATCCAATGTGTTTAGTGTTATTAAAATACTATAAAGAAAATGGAAAAGTTTTCTATACTAAAGCAACTAAATGTGTTGAATTAGAAAAAGAAAAGCCAACAGGAATGAATTTATATCCTATAGCACACTTTGTATGGGAAGAAAAGAAAGGAAGCTCAAGAGGAATAGGAGCAGTAAATTGTGTTATTCCTAATCAAATAGAAATAAACAAGATAGATGCAAGAAGAGCTTTAGCAGTAAAAATAGGAGCATTTCAAAAGCTTGTATATAATCAAGATTTAGTTGCAAATGCAAAAGAATTGACTAAAGTAGGTGGAGCAATAGCAATAAAAGGTGGAGCAACTGTAGATGATGTAAGAAAAGCAATAGGTTATATATATCCAACGTCAATGAGTTCAGATGCAGGTAATCTTTCAACAGAGATGAAAACAAACACAAGGGACTTAGAAGGAGCAGGAGATACAGCAACAGGAAATATAGATCCAACACAAGCATCAGGAAAAGCCATTTTAGCAGTACAACAAGCAAGTCAACAACCATTAGGAGAACAAGTAGAGAACTACAAATGTTTTGTAGAAGATTTAGCAAGAATATGGTTTGATATGTGGAAATCTTATGAAGTAAATGGAATGAATATAATGTACGAACAAAAAGATGCAGATGGCAATATAGTACAAGAACCAGGAATCATCTCTTATGAAATGTTACAACAGTTAGAACCTCGTATTAAAGTAGATATAACACCACGTAGTAGTTACGATAAGTTTGCACAAGAACAAAGTTTAGAGAACTTATTTATGAGTGATAAGATAACTTTTGAAGAATATGTAGATAGCCTTCCTGCTGATGCAGTAATGCCAAAAGCAACATTAGAAAAGATAGTAACAAGAAGAAAAGAAAATCAACAAAGACTGACACAAATGCAAATGGAAGCAAATCAATTAAGTAGTGCAATGAATCAAGTAATGCAATTACAAGGAGGTGGAGAGAATGAAATGTCCTCAATGCCAATTGGTGGAAATGATGGTCAAGGAAGTCAAGAACAACCAAATGAAATTGCAATGTAAAAAGTGTGGTTATGAAGCTACACAAGAAATACCAAGTGATGAAGAGAGCAAATAAGCTCTCTTTTTATATGTCCAAAACGTGCTTATGACGGTAAAAGGTGCAAGGAATTAATAGTCGACGGACTTTAAATGGGGAGGTAGTTATGGAAGATGAAATCATAACAACTGATGTACCTGAAACATCAGAAGAAGAGTTAGAGGAAGTAAATATCGATACTAGTGTAGATAATGAAACCGAAGAAACTCAAGAAAGAGATATCGAAGCTGAAATCGAAGAAAGAGCTAATAAACTTTTTGAAGAAAAAGTAGAAGAGAGACTTATCAGAGATAGAAGAGCAAGAGAAAATAAAAGCAAAGAAGAAATGCGAAAGTATAAGTATCTTGAAGATATCGTAAAAGCTGGAACAGGCACAAATAGTTTAGATGAAGCAATTAAGGAAACAGCTGATTTTTATAAAGGAAATGGATTAGACATTCCTGAATATAGCAACTACAGCGAAGAAGATGAAAGAATCTTAGGACAGGCAAGAGCTAATCAATTCATTAAACTTTCATACGAAGATATGGAAGAAGAAGCTAATAGAATAGCAAGTATTCCAAGAGAACAAAGAAGTGTAAGAGAAACCGAAGAATTTAATATTCTAGGTGCAGAGCTAACAAGAAGGAATAACATAAGAGAATTGAAATCTAAAGGTTATGATTCAAATGTTTTAGAAACGGATGAATTTAAAAATTTTAGTAACCAATTCAACAATCAAACAGACATCTCTAAAATATATGAGATGTTTACTAAATTAAATGGAAATAAGGTTGAAAAACCATATAGTCCAGGAAGTGCTAAATCAAATGCACAAGTTAAACAAATAAAAGACTATTACAGTCCTGATGACTACGATAAATTAACAGATGAGGATTTGAATAATCCAAAAATAATGGAAATAGTCGATAAATCAAGGTTGCAATGGTACAAAAATAAGAAAGGAAGTAGATAAATATGTCAGTAGCAGTATTTAAACAAACTTTATGGAGCAAAAAAATACAAAATGCTCTAGATACTTTAACAGGATTAAGAACACATTGTGATTATCAATTTGAAGGGGAAATCAAAGCAGGAAACAAATTAAAAATAACAGGTTCAGTAGCACCAACTATTGGAACTTATGTACCAGGAACAGATATCAATATCGAGAATGTAGATGGAGTAGATCAAGAATTAGTAATTGATCAATTCAAATACTTTGCAAGATATTTTGATAATGTTGATAAAGCTCAATCTATACCAGGAGTTTTAGAAAACGATACAAGAGAATGTGCAAAAGCTCTTCACGAAGAAGGAGACAAATATGTTGCTTCTGTAATCAAAGCTGAAATAGAAAAAACAGGTTCAACTGTTGCAAAAGGTACAGCATTTACACCTTCAAAAACAAATGCAGTAGAAAAGGTAGAAGAAGGTTTAGTTGCTTTATATACAAACAATGTAAAACCAACAGACGACCTATATGGAGAATTTTCTCCAAAAATGTACTCTTTCCTAAGACAAGCATTAACAGAAACATTAACAAACAATGTTGACTTGGCAAAGAAAGGTGCAGTAGGAAAATATAATAACATAATGGTATGTATTGAAAACCTATTACCAGTAAATACAACAGACCATGTAAGATATAACATTATAAGAACTTCAAAAGCTGTTGCATTTGCAGGACAAGTTGACACAGTAAAAGCTATAGAAAAAGAAAAAGGATTTGGAGATATTGTAAAAGGTTTATATGTATATGGAGCAAAAGTTGTAAGACCAGAGCAAATATATGCATTACTAGAAACAATACCTGCATAGTTAGAGGGAGAATTAATCTCCCTTTTATATCGCTTTATGGGGAAAAGTTAGTTCGACTCTAACAAAAGCGGAAAGGAAAGAAGATTATGGAAGAAGAAAAGAAAATATGCAAAGGTAAAAAGCCACAGGATCATGTCGAAAGATATATGATTAAACCTCAATACTATCAATTTTTAGGATTAACAGTAAACAAAGATACAGATGTAGATGATGTAACAGAAGACGGAAGAGTACATCAAACAATAAAAGGTACAAAGTTTACAACAGAAATAAAAGATGAAAGAGAACATAATGGAGCAAAAATTAAAGAATACTCTAAACTTGAAATAGACTTACAAGAAGGAACAAGATTATTGTGGCAAGATGGACAAGGATACATTTTACCAGATTTTGAGCCAAAGACAGTAGAAGAGGTTAAGGAAGATTTAAAATGCTTGAAATTTGATTAAGGAGGGAATTATGACATTAGGAGAAAATAAAAAAATAACACTAGCATTAATTGAAGAATATGCACCAAATAATCAGTATTTAACTGATGATGAAGATATAAGAGCAAGACTTAATTTAGTATATGCTCCTGCGTATCAAGAACTAAGTCAAGAAAAGAAAATAATTAAAACAAAGGTATTAAAAGAAATAAGTGAAGATGGAACAGGATATGAAGAATTTTCTTCGCCAAGTGATATGTACCAACAAAAAAGACTTATAGCAATGGATGAAGACAATAACCAAGTAGCTCCTGATTATTACACATTAGGTAAAAAGATATACATAAATAGAGCATCAAATTATAAATATGTTTTAGAATATTATGCTTTCCCAACTGTAATAACAGAAGAAACAAATAACAATTTTCAGTTAGAAATAGACCAAGATGCTCAAATGATGGTGCCATATTTAGTAGCAAATGATATTTTAAAGGCTGATCCAAGTGCAGACTATACAGCATTTTATACTGAATATATGAGAAAAATGCAATCATGGGATACAGCAAGAAGTAGCATAGCAATAACAGTAGAAGAGGGAGTGATTTAATGAGAAGTACACCAATAAGAAGAACTTATTCTAGTTTTAGAGGAGTAGATTTCGCAAACGATCCTTCCTTAGTTTTATTATCAAGAAGTCCAGATGCTTTAAATGTGTGGAAGAATTATAAGGATACACAAGGAAGTTGTATAGAAACAAGACCAGGATATAGAGAACTTGCTAATTTTATGAGTAAGATAAATGGTATATATTTCTACAATGACAAAGCATTAATTCATGCAGGAACAAATTTATTTCTATGGGAGAACTTTCCAGATACCCCAACAGGAACAATACTTAAAAACAATATGAATGATGCAAAAAGTACATTTGCCATATTCAATGAAAAACTATACATAGTAGATGGAGCTAACTATTTGGTTTATGATGGGACAAATTTAGAAAATGTTTCAGATACAATAATGGAAGAAGTGGAAAATCCTACTGGCAATCCATCAACATCTGGATATTATGAATTAGTCAATAATCAATATGTTCTTTCAACAGATACGGTAGTGGATAATAATAAAACCTATTACAAAATATTAAGAGAACCATACATACCAACAACAACTATATCACGTTCTCCAAGTGGAGGAGGAGAGCCATATCAAGACGTCAATGTATTACAGCCTAAAAGAAAAAATACATTTGTAGCAGATGGAACATCAACAGACTACTACCTAGACACAACTGAAATAGACTCAATAACAGAAGTAAAAGTAAATGATGCAGTTGTTACAAATTACACGGTAAATGCCACAGCAGGAAAAGTAACATTTACTACTGCACCATCAGCACCTACTTTAAGTGGAACTGATAATGTAGAGATAACATTCAGCAAAGCTGTTTCAGGCTATATAGATAGAATATCAAAATGTACTAAAATGGTCGTGTTTGATAGAAGATTGTTTTTTACAGGAAATCCTGATTATCCTAATGCAATATTTCATAGTCAATTAAATACACCTAATTATGTAAGCGACCTTGCTTATTATCAAGATGGAACAGATGAAAGCGATATAAAAGCATTAGTAGTAGGAAACAATATATTATGGGTATTCAAAGAGCCTTCACAAGAGAGAGATACAATTTTTTATCATACAGCAACAACAGATAGTATAGGAAAAGTATATCCAAACTTTCAAGGAAATGTATCTACAGGTTGCTATTCTGATGCTATAAACTACAAAGATGATATAGTATTTTTAAGCAAAACAGGACTAGAAGGAATATCAAGTAATGATATAGCTTCACAACAATTGTTAAGTCATAAAAGTAGTCTAGTAGATAATAAGCTTGTGAATGAAAACAATTTTGACTTGTCAATGATGGCAGAATGGAACGGATACTTACTGATACTTGCAAATTCTCATATATATTTAGGAGATATAAGACAACTATATCAAAGTGTAAATGGATATGAATATGAATGGTACTATTGGGAGATTGAGAATGCACAAGCAACGATTTTAAAAGAATACAAAGGTAATTTATACATAGGAGCCGAAGATGGCTCTATTTTTATTGTCGAAGGAACTAACGACAATGGAGAGATAATTGAGAGTTATTGGACTACTCCAATGGATAACTTTGGATATGGCAATAAATATAAAACAACTAATAAACGTGGTGGAGTAGCAAAGATAAAGACTATACCTAATGGAAGAATAAAAGTAGCTGAAAGAACTAATAAAGTTTTAATAGATAAACATATAAAAGATTATACAAGTAGTGGTTTTGATTATGGAGATATTGATTACTCAAATTTTGCTTACACTACTTCTAATACGTCAAATATAGTTTACAAAATTAAGGAAAAGAAATTCGTAGAATTACAACTAAAATTTTATAGTGATGAATTAGATAAACCATTTGGAATATATGATGCAATAATTGAAGCCTTTGAGGGTGGATACGTAAAGAGATAGGAGGAATAAAAATGTCATTAACAAAATTTAGTGAAAGTGTTACAAATCATCAAAGTTTACCAGATAAACCAACACTATCATCAGCAGAATTAAAAACATTATGGGATAAAGCTGGAGTAGATATTAAAAATTATCTAAATCAAATTTTAACAGAAGAGATAGATTCTAAAATAAGTGAGTTTCAAACAAAAATAGATAATAATACTTCATTAATAAATAATAATACGTCATCAATAAATAATATGCTTAATACTGTTTATCCAGTAGGAAGTATATATATGTCAATTAATAATACAAATCCATCAACAATATTTGGTGGAACATGGGTATCGTGGGGAGCAGGAAAAGTTCCTGTTGGTGTAAATGCTTCAGAAACGGAATTTAATTCAGTAGAAAAAACAGGAGGAGCAAAAACACATACTCTAACAACACAACAAATACCTTCACATACTCACACATTTCATGGAAATGCACATAATCATAGTTTAAATAATCATACACATAGCATACCACAGTTAAGTGGGAATACTAGTACAAAAGAATTAGAAGGCTCCATATGGAATCTAGCAGTACAATCAGAAAGTACGGGAGTATCGGCGGATGGGATTTTTGGCAGATCGATTGACCCTCAAAGTAAGATAGGATATGCGACAAATTCAAGATATAGTTCAGTACCATATACAGATAAGTTCTATATTAATGCAACACACAACCATACAGTATCAACCAATTCAAGCACAACAGGTCAAGCAAGTGGAAATACAGAAAATGCTACTCAAACTGGATATAACGATAATACAGGTGGAGGACAAGCTCATAATAACTTACAACCATATATTACTTGTTATATGTGGAAAAGAACAGCATAAAGGAGGTAAAAGATGGCAGAAGGATATGAAGATATAGATAGATTAGTCAATAGACAAGGTCAAATGCTAGACGAATCTTTACAAAAACAAAACGATATTATAAATAAACAAACTCAAATGCAAGTAGATAGTTTAGCAAGACAAAAAGAAGATATAGATAAAGAAGCTACACAACAGAACAGAGCATTATATCAAGACTATAGAAAAGCTACAAATCCGTTTGGACAACAAGCAGAGAACTTGGCAGGGCAAGGATTAGCAAATAGTGGATATGCAGAAACAACAATGTCTAGACTTTATAATACATATCAAAACAATATAACATCTACACTTAATAATGCAAGAGATTTAAAAGCGGATGTAGATTTCCAAATAAATCAAGCAAGACAAAATGGAGATATAACACTTGCTCAAAACGCATTAGAGCTTTATAAACAGAAAATGCAATTATTAAGTGAAGAATATGATTTAAGAAATAATAGAGAACAATTTTTATATCAAAAACAACAAGATGCACTTGCACAACGTAATTGGCAAACAGAGTTTGATTATAATAAATCTGTTAATGATAGAAATTATAACTATCAAATTAGTAGAGATAAAGTTGCAGATAAACAATGGCAAAAGAATTATGACTATCAAAAGAGTAGAGATAAAGTTTCTGATAAGCAATGGAAGAAAACATTTAATTATCAAAAGAGCAGAGATAAAGTATCAGATTCTCAATGGCAAAAGGAATATGAATTGTCAAAAAAAGCTAAGGCTAGTAGTTCAAGAAGCAGTGGAGGTTCTAGGAGAAGTTATACAACAAGGAAATCTTCTAAAAAATCATCATCAGGTTCTACTAGCATAAATCTTGATGGTGGTAATACAAAGAATAGTTCTGTTCCAACAAAGAAAGATGGAAGCGAATATACTCCAAAAGATATAATTGCTAATATTAAAAATATACAAGGACCTAATGTGCAAAATCCAATAAAGGATGGAATCTCTGGAAAAACATTTAAGTCTGTTGATGCTCTATTAAATTATTATGGATATGCAGGAGTGAATGATTAATGAGAATAGTAAAGTTATCAAGTTTAAGTGAAAAAGAAAGAAAAAAGGTATTAGAAGAACAAGAAGAAAGATATCAGCAAAATCAACAAGAGAGACAAAGGATACAGAAACAAGCAAATGATGATTTTGTAAAATCTTTCGGAAATGGGGAAACTAATCCAGGTCATACAACTACATATAAAGATATTCTAAATTCAATGAATAGTAAAGAAGCAAAAAATGACTTCAAAAAAAGAAATAATTTAACTTTATGGGATCAAGTCAAGAATATTGCGAATGGTGGAGGATTTATTACAAGAAAAACAGGAACAGGAATACTAGGAGGAATTGTAGGAATCGGACAAGCAGGATTAACTGATACAGCAAATCAATTAAGAAAAGGGGAGAATGACAAGAGTACAAATATACCAGTATCAGCATTGGATTTTATTAGTAGTGTACTAAATCCATCTAGAGCAATGAATAGAGCAATGATTGAAGGAGTTAAGAATAATTTTTCAACCATTACAAATAAAGATAAAAATGTTATGCAAAAAGCAGGAGAACTTTTCGCTAATTCAGCTTCAGCAGGGGCTAATATGAATCAAGCGAAAGCAACATGGAATACAGGGTTACAGTTAATGGGTAAAATTAATAACAACGTAGATGATGAAGTTTTAAAAGTGAATAGGAAAATATCAAAACCCGTTGAGGAATTAAATTCTAAACTTCAAGAAGAAGGTAAACATTATGACGGAGTAACAAATTGGTTAGGAGATGCAGGGCAGACTATAGGAAATATGGTTCCATCTATTACTGCCTCTGCTGTAACACACAATCCTTCTATTGGTTTAGGAGTTATGGGAATAAGTGCAAAAGGACAAGCTACTCAAGAAGCTCTTAATAAAGGTGCTGATTTAGAACAAGCAGTAAAAATCGGAGATGCCAAAATGCTAGTTGAAATAGCGACAGAAAAAATGGCAGGTGGTACTAAATTACTTGGAAAAGGTAGTCTAGATGATTTAGCAGATGAATTTATAAAGAAAGGTTCAAAATCAACATTTGGAAAATTCTTATTAAAGCAAGGATATAATGTTGGTGGTGAAATAACAGAAGAGTTAATATCGGATTTAGCAGGAAACATAATAGACAAAGGAACTACAGAGCCAAATAAAAAAATTGTTGACCTTAAGCAAGGTTTAGATACAGCAGGAAAGACAGCTTTTACAACATTGGTTTTAAATGGACTAGGTGGTTATCAGCAAGATTATAATTGGGCAAAGCAACAGACATTAGAACAACAAAATCAAAATACAGACGATAAAGTTATTAATCAAGAACAAAAAACGTCTCAAAATGGATCCTCACAAGCAGAAAAAACAGAAACATTAAGACAAGAAGCAAGGAACAAACTAGAAAGTATAAAACAAAACTATGATGAAAATTCTTATAATCAAATGCAAGAGTTTATTGAAACAGCACCAAACGAAAAAGCATTAAGCCAAGTTATAAATGATTTAAATAAAGAAGTTGAAACAAAACAAGTAGCTCCAATAAAGCAAAAACAAGAAGTTCAACTTCCAATGAAACAAGAGACACAGAATAAATCATTTGAAGATGTAGCTTTTGATGCAATGAGCAATTATGAAAGTAACGAAGTAGAATCTCCATTAAAAAATAGAGATATGAGTACTATTGGTAAACAGACAAATGTAAATGCTTATCAATATGACAACCCTAAAGTAAAACCATACTTTCAAGAAATGGCACAACAGATGGGAGAAGATCTTGCATATATATCAAGCTCTGATAATAGAAGTACTCAAAAAGGTGGAGGAACAAAGCTAAGTGCAACTACTAAAGCAATGGATATATTACATAATGAACAAGGATATTCATACAACCAAATAGCACAAGGACTACAAAACATAATTGATGACAAAGGAAGCGAAAATAATGCTATTTCAAAGAAGATAGAATTAGTTATAGATGAGCAATTAAGAAATGGATATAATAACGCATTAGGAAAATATGTCGAACCAAACCAAGAGTATATAAATACTATAACAGAACAATATAGTTTAGCAGAACAACCACAACAGAATAACTTTAAGTATGAACAAAGCAACAACGCAAAAGTAGATACATTTAGACAAGACGCATCAAAATATTGGGATAATTCTGAAAAGACAGCTAAACTTGTAAATACAATAGAAAAAGTCATAAACGATAAAGGTTATAACATACGATTAAATGATACTATAGGAGACAATGTAAACGGAAAAATAGTAACTAACCAAGAAACAGGAGAAATAGAGATAACTATAAATCCAAATTCTAGTAGAGCAGGAGAATTTATATTAGGTCACGAACTAACTCATGCAATACAAACACAAGAAATGGTAGATTTAATAAATCAAAGAATGCAAAAAGATGGAAACTTAAGAAATGCAGTTGAAGATTTAAAGAAATTATACAATACTAATGAAGTTAATGCAGAGGTATTAGCAGATATTTCAGGACAATTATTCGGAAATCAAGAATTTATTAATAACCTATCAGTAGAAAAACCTAATGTATTTAAGAGAATTTATGACAAAATAGTAAGTCTAGCAAATAAAATAACAGGTAATTCAAGTGAAGCACTATTTATAAAAGATTTAAGAAATAAGTGGGAACAAGCATATAGAGAAAATAATAATACTATAAATGAAGAACAATATTCTATTGAAACAGAAAATAATCAAGAGAAACTTGAAAATAACGTAAAAAAAGTGTATAATATAATAAATAAATCAATAACTAACTCCGAACGAAATCAAGTATCTAGTGAAGTTTTGACTTGGAGAAATAATCAAGATGATGGAGTTGGATATATTGATTTAAGTGCAAAAGGATATAAATCTTACATTTACAATAAGCAAGGAAATAATGTTGAAACATTGTTGAAAGTTAATGGTAATGAAGATTTTAAAAATTATATTAGAAAGGGAATAGAAGATGGAACTTTCAAAAACACAGAAGGACTTATTAAGCCTATTGATGCAATTAAAAATGAATACAGAAGATATAGTAATAACAATGACTTGTTGTCAAGAAGAAGAACAGATAATTCAAATGATAAATTATCTATTGGACTTAATGGAGAACAAAGAACAGATAACTCAACAGAAAATATTAAACAAAGTAGTAGAAATGAATCAATAGAGAACTCTGAAAAGAGTTCTTTTAATTTGTCTGAAAATCATAAGCAAAAACAAAATGAAATTATACAAAAAAATAATCCTATGGATAAAACATTAGGAGAACATACTTGGATAAATAGTGCAGATGATATAAAAACTTATCAAGAAGCAATAGAAGAATTTGGAGGAATAGATAATATAACTCCAGATTTTACAGCAGATGATGTGAAGAAAGCATTAGATACAGGCAAAATGACAGTATATAGTTCATATCCAATAGAACAAGGAACATTTGTGACACCTTCAAAAATGGAAGCACAAAGTTATGCAGGGAAAAGTCAAGTATATTCTAAGGAGGTATCTCTTTCAGATGTTGCTTGGATTGATGAAGTGCAAGGTCAATATGCAAAAGTTGATAATAGTCAAAACACATTAGGAAATAAAATAAATACATTAACGAACGATGGAATAACAATGACATATGTAAGAAATCCAAATACTAATACAAAAAATTATGGTACAACATATGGACAAAATTTAGAACCAGCAGGTGAGTATATGTCGATGGATACTTTAAAAGGGGAATATAAAGTACCAGGATTTGAATATGGAACTATTACATTCAAGAATCCATTAGTTATAGAACATAAAGATACAACAGAGAAAGGATGGAAAAAAGATTTAAGCGATAAATATAATGGCTTGACTGGAAGAGAATTGTCAAATGCTATAAAAAAAGATGGATATGATGCAATTATGACACAAGATAAAGATGGTAATTTTATAGAGATTATTAATTTAAATGGCATAAAAAATGACACAAAATATTCTAAACAAAATAATAATTGGCAAGACTACCTAGAAAGCAATTACAAATCAGAAGGAACAACAACAGACTTACGAGACATAAGACTTCCTATGAAAGAAAAACAAGAAGTAAAATTACCAATGAAGCAAGAGAATACACAACAAACTCAAGAACAAAATAATAATACAAAAGGCGAAAATATAAACTGGAATGAAATAGAACGACCAGAAGAAAATAGAAAATTTAGAAAACACTACAAGAGTATTATTGAAAGCGATAATACAACAGCAGAAGCAAAATCTATTGCAAAAGACTTAATGGGAACAGATACATACGTTCCAGAAACAAATAAAGGACAATTAGCACAAGCAGACCAAAGAATAATGACATCTAGTCCAGAAGCAGAGTTACAATCTTTATTAAGTAGAGCTATGAATGGAGAGAAAATAAGTTCCGTAGATATAGCAGTAGGAGAGAGGTTAATACAATATTTTTCAAAAACAGGAAGTAAACAACAACTTCAAGAGGCAATACAAGCGACAGCAATGGCAGGAACTTCAGCAGGTCAAACAGTACAGGCTTTGTCTATGTTAAATCATCAAACACCACAAGGACAAGCAACATGGATTCAAAGGTCAGTAGATAAAATGAATAAAGAACTTGCAAAAAAGAAAGGTGGAACAATAACCACAGATGCAGATGGTAATTTACAAGTTATAAACAAACAAGGAAAAGATATAACTAATAAAGTAGATTTGTTTAACTTAACTCCAGAAATGATAGATAAAATAATGAACTCTGAAAATCAAGAGCAAATGTACAAAAACATTGATGAAGTTTATGAAGAATTAGGACAACAAGTACCAAAAAGTATGATTGAAAAGATAGATACTTGGCGATACTTTTCAATGTTAGCGAACGCAAGAACACATATAAGGAATATGGTAGGAAACGTAGCAATGGGAAAAATGCAACGAGTAAAAGATAAAATTGCAGGAGGAATAGAGGGAGTTGTAAGTCAATTTAATCCTAATATGGAAAGAACAAAAACATTAGCAAGAGCAGATAAGAAAACAAAGAATTTCGCAAAACAAGACTTCAAGAATATGGAAGTTCAATCAAGACTAGAGTTAAATGAAAACAAATACAATCCACAATCAAGGTTACAAAATGCAAGAAGAACCTTTAAATCTGATGTAATGGAAAATACACTAGGAAGACTATTCAACTTGAATGATACTTTGTTAGAGGCAGAAGATGGATTAGGTTTAAAAGCAGGATATCAAAAAGCATTAGCAGATTACATAACAGCTAATAAAATAGACGTAGATAATATAACAGATAAGCAATTAAACAAAGCTAGAAACTATGCTATACAACAAGCGAAAGAAGCGACATTCCATCAAGCAAATGCAATTGCATCAGCAGTAACTCAATTTCAAAATAAAAACAAAGCAACTAAATTATTTATAGATGCAGTTTTACCATTTAAGAAAACGCCAATGAATGTAGCAAAAGCAGGGATGGAATATAGTCCTTTACAAATAGCAAAATCTGCTACGATAGATGTGGTAAATTTAAGAAAAGGAAACATATCCATAAATCAATACATTGATAATCTTTCTAAAGGAATGACAGGGACAGGAATATTATTAGCAGGATTTGCATTAGCAAAAGCAGGGATATTGAAAGCAAGTGGTGGAGATGATAAAGATAAAGAAAAGTATGACGAAGAACAAGGAAAACAAAGTTATTCAATACAAATAGCAGGAAAAACATATTCATTAGATTGGTTAGCTCCAACAGGAATCCCATTATTTATGGGCGCAGAAACATATAAGTTGTTTAATCAAGAAGATACAGAAAAGAGTAGTGAAAAGAGTAGTGAAGAAGATGGATTAAGACAAGTTCTCAAAAATGTAACAAACATGTTTGATGCAGGAGCAACAGCAATAGATCCTATGAATCAAATGTCTATGATATCAGGACTAACAAATATGTTGTCATCATATAATTCACAAGATAAATTAGGAAGTTTAGGAGCAATGATGACAAATGCAGGAAAATCTTATATAAATCAATTCTTTCCAACTTTAATGGGACAAGTAGCAAAAACAACGGATAAATATGAAAGAACAACAAAGTCAACAGCAACAGGAACAATAGGAAAAGCAGTAGATCAAACAATAAATCAAATAAAAAACAAAGTACCTGGATTAAGACAGACTTTACCTATTAAAACAGATATATGGGGAAAAGAAGTAAAACAAGAAGTAAATTTACCATTAAGAGCAGTAAATAACTTCATAAATCCTGCAACCGTAAAAGAGGTATCTACAGATAAGGTAGATATGGAACTAAACAAACTATATGAAGAAAATAGAAATAGTGCATTATTACCAGATATACTAACCAAGACAGTTCAACTAAATAAACAGACATATAGATTGAGCAATAAAGAATATGCAGAATTTACGAAAAACTATGGACAAACATCTCATAAATTAATAGAGAACTTTATAAAAACAAGCGACTATAATAAGCTAACACAAGAACAAAAAGAAACTGCAATCTCTAATATATATTCTTATGCTAAAGAGCAGAACAAGTTAGATTATGCTAAAAAAGTAAATGAAGAAGTAAAACCATCAACATTATATACTACAATGAAAGAAATAGAAAAAGGTGGAGGAAAGCAAAGTGAATACTTAAGTTATTTAGCAAAGACAAAAGGAATAAGCAAAGAAAATGAAAAGAATAAAGTATTAGCTGATTCAAATTATTCTAATAAAACTAAAGAAATAATATATGCTAATGGAACAGGCAAAGATGATAATTTATACAATAACCTTTTAAGCAAAAGCAATATTAATATGACAGAATATTTAAAATATAAGAATAAACTTTCTGAAAAAGCATTTGGAGCAGATAAAGACAAAAATGGAAAAACAATTGCAGGAAGTGCGAAAGCAAAAACAATAAACTATCTAAATAACAATATTACAGGAGCAGGAAACAGATTATTAATTGCAGGAAAATCTTATGCGTTGCAAAATAGTGAAAAGCAAAAACTTGTTGAATATATTAATTCATCAGTAAGTACAAGAGAAGAAAGATTAGAAATATATAAACAATTAGACAAGAATTTCACAATTAAAAATGGAAAAGTATATATGAAGGTCTCTAAAAAGTAGAGACCTTTTTCTTATAGGAGGAAACAATGATAGAAAAGCCAAAAAGACCAAAACAACCTAATATACAAGATAGACAACCACCAAGAACATTACAAGAATTGATAATTAGATATGATTTAGATAATACGAAGATATATGATTTTTTAGATGGATTAGTTGAATTGATAAACATAAATATAAATAACTTGAATAATCAAAAAGTAAATAAAGTTATAAATATAACTAGTACAGGCACAAACTTAAATGATTATAAACAAGAGGGAGAATATTATTTCGGAGTAGACTATACCCCAACAAATATACCAACAGGAGTGAATGGTTGGCTTAAAGTTATAACAGGAAATCAACAAGGATATAATATAGTGAAACAAATATGGTACAGGCACGGAACTCCAAACAATAATGATTATGAAACTTATATTAGGATATTTAGTTCAAATATATGGAGTGATTGGAAGAGATTTGCAATTCAATCAGATGTTGTAAATAAATCAGGCGATGTTATGACAGGTGAATTAAATATGCAAGGTAATTCAATAAGATTTGGAAGTGGCGGAAATATCTTTTTTAAAGAAGATGGTTATGGAGATAAATTTAGAATATTGCCTAATTTTAGTGGTTCAGGTAGCAGTAATAAATTAGTAATCCAAAGTACTGTTGGAGGAGCAGGAGAGGACCTACAAAATTGGAAAGATTTAGTATATATTCATGCTGATACAGGTGAAATTAATTTAATTGATATTTTAACTTGCAATAGAATACAAACTAATAAAATAGATTTAAATAATGGGGCATTTGCTCCTAGATGTTTTCAATTAGGATGGGGAACAACTTTTATAGCTAACACCGAAGTAGGTGGACATGGATTAATATTAGTTTCCAATCAAGCATTATATATGTTTTGGATAGCAGGGGGTAACCATGACCAGTTAAGTGTCAAGACAATTTGGGGAAATTCAAATTATTGTCAAGTAACTATGACTGATAATGCCCATCTTAAAGTCACTACTACTAATGGTGACAATATGACTTGTTCCATTTTATTTATAAGAGGAAATTAAAATAGGGGGGGATAAAAAATGATACCTCAAATAGATGATATAGCAAAGTATTAACTAATATTAAAAGAAAATAAAGAAAGGAGAAAAAATGGAACCAAAAGAATTTGATATAGAATTTCCAAGAGGGGACACATGTCCTGTCAAATTTAGCTTGTTAGATAAAGAGGGAAATATATTAACTCTCTCAAACTCTGATGAGCTTATTTTTACAGTGAAAAAAGATTACACTACAACAATAAAGAAATTACAAAAGAAGTTTAGTTCAGGAGAAATCACACAAGAAGATGATGGAAGCTACAAGTTAATTATTAATCCATCAGATACTCAAAATTGGGATTACGGCAGAAGTGTGTTTGATATATGTCTGATATCAGGAGATTATACAAGAACAGTAGCAATCGGAAATTTAACCTTAACAAATGAAGTAACATTTTAGGAGGTAGAATATGGATTTAGGAAATATAATTTTAGGAAAAGATGAAATAAATGCAGGAGGATTGAATATTCCTCTTATAAAAGGCGATAAGCGGAGAACAAGGTATTCAAGGAAATCCAGGTATTCAAGGTTTACCTGGAGAAAAGCGGAGATCCAGGGGATAGCAATGTATTAACCATAGGAACTGTAGAAAGTGGCACGCAGGCTTCAGCAAGTATAACAGGAACATCTCCTAATCAAGTGTTGAATTTAGTATTACCTAAAGGGGATACAGGAGATGCTTTTACTTATGATGATTTTACGGAGGAACAACTTGCAGATTTAAAAGGAGAAACTGGTGACACAGGTGCAACAGGAAATGGAATATCAAGTATAAATAAAACAAGTACAAGTGGATTAGTAGATACATATACAATAACCTACACAAATGGAAATACAACAACTTATACTGTAAAAAATGGAGAAAAGCGGAGATACAGGTGCAAGTGGTAGAGATGGAACTAACCGGAGTTGATGGACAAGATGGCTATACACCACAAAGAGGAACAGACTATTGGACTACACAAGATATAGCAGCAATAGAAAGTTATTGTGCTAATTATATAGATACAAATATTACACAAGTGTTAGGAGGTTCATACTGATGGCAAGAATAAATAATTTAACAAATTTTCTAACAGATGTGGCAAGTGCAATTAAAACAAAAACAGGGGATAGTTCATTAATCCCTGCAAGCCAATTTGATACTAAAATAGCAGATATAAATACAGGAAATTTGAGTGATGAAGAATATGCAGAAGCAAATACAGATTTAGATGATATTTTAGAAGGAAGCACACCAACAAAAATATATCCACCTGATTGGTCTGAAA